AAAAATGTGGTGTGAATACACAAGGACAAAAAAATCTAATTCTAAAAAATGCAAAGAAACATTTTAATGATGAAGTTGTTAAAAGATTAGATGAGATACTTGAACCACAATATCTTGGTTGGGAAATACCAAAGTTACCTCAATATGGTCCAAAAGAAAAGTTTGAAGGTAAGAAGATAATTGTATACAATCATCGACCACATACATATAAAAATTATCCCTGGTTCTTAAAACAGATGGATAAACTATGGGAAAGAAGAAAAGATTTTGAAGTATGGGTGCCACTTGCAGAATCAAAAGAACGAGAATATATGACAATAGATAAATACGATCGTATTGGTTATTTTCGTAAACTATCTTCTTGTTATTTAGGTGTATGTGCTAAACAAAAATATAGTGGTTGGGCTGTATCTGCTACAGATGGTATGAGTGTTGGAGTACCTTATTTATTTTCTGATGATGATTACTACCATGAATTGGCAGATGATGCTGGAGTATATTATCAAGAAAATGATTTCTTAAATACGATAGAGGGTATGTTAGATGATTCAGATTTAAGAAATAAATGGTCAGAGAAATCATTAGAAAGATTTGAAGAATGTAAGTGGAAGAAAGCAATTATTCCATTTAACAATATGATAAATGATACAATAAAAAAATTACCTATGTTGAAAGACAATACAGATACCTATAAAAAGGTTGTAGATTTCATACATAGAAAAAAATCAGTAACTAAATCAGATATACTTAATATGTTAAATTGGGGTGTAAGGATATCATTTAGCGGTTACAGAAATAGATTAAGAAACGAACCTACAATAAGGTTCACTAAAAATAGATATGAGGTTATATAATGAAAGAACTAACTCCTGAACAAATAAAGAAAAATTGGGATCAACTTAGAAACCTAATTACGAATACGTTTGAGGGTGAACGGTTAGAAAAACTCAATACGATGTATGATTACTTTGAAGATAGGATGTGTCTTGCACCAGCAAGTGGTAAAGAACATTTCCATAACGCTCACGTTGGTGGTTATGTAGAACACGTGTTACACGTTATAGATTGTGCACTAAAAATAACTAATCTTTGGCAAGCAAGTGGCGCAACGATTAACTTTACTACAGAAGAACTTATCTTTGCAGCTATGCACCATGACTTAGGTAAGGTTGGTGATTTAGAAAATGATTATTATATTCCTAATGAATCTGAGTGGCATCGTAAGAATCAAGGAGCTATCTTTACTCATAATCCTAAACTACAATATATGACAGTTACAGATAGAGCACTTTATTTGTTAAATCATTTTGGTATCACTATGAGTGAGTGGGAGTATGTTGGTTTAAGATTAACTGATGGTTTATATGAAGAAGCAAATAAGTCTTATTATATTTCATATAATAAAGATTGGGCTCTTAAATCTAACATAGCTTATATTCTTCATCAAGCTGATTCAATGGCAACTCACATTGAATATGATGAATGGAAACGTAGTGAAGAACAAGAAGAAATTAAAGTTCAAGGTAATGTAGAGAATATTAAAAAGGCGGTTAATATGGAAGAAACTTCTGAACAACTTTCTCAGAAATCGAAAGATTTATTTAATGAATTATTTGGAGATAAATAATGGTTTTAGAAATAATATTAGGATTACTTGTCCTTACTGAAGGATATGTAATTTGGAACTTAATTAGAAAAACTGAGCTATTAGAAACTTGGGTAGAACAATTTACTCAGAGAATACAATTAGCACAAAATGATTTGAAAGAAGTTGACTCTCAAGGATACTTTGAAGCAGATGATGAAGTTGGATCGGTTTTTGAAAGAATTAAAGAAATAATAAATGAATTAGATAATTTCAAAGGAGAAGAGTTAAATGCCAACCAAAGTAGTTAAGAAAAAAAGACGTAAAAAAAGTAAAATGTATTTTGGAACACCTGTACAGAATGCAATTATTCGTTATAATGAAACTTCAAATCCTGTAATTAAAAATAGAATTTATCAAGAGCATGTTCACGCTGCATTTGAAAAAATGGCAGAAAATTTAATACATACTTTTAAATTTTATTATTTTGATTACCCATTCGAAGATGTTAAAGCAGAGGTAGTATCTTTTATGGTAATGCAAATGCCAAAATATAAACCAGATAAAGGTAGAGCGTTTTCATATTTTTCTATAGTAGGTAAAAATTATTTGATATTAAATAATAATAATAATTACAAAAAGATGAAGAGTCAAGATCAAGTAGATGTTTTAGATTTTAAAAGAAACATAACATCAGAGGGAATGCAAAGCGAAAAAGATGAGTTTGATAAGGAATTTGTAAATAAAATGTTAGACTATTGGGATAACAATATTACTAATATCTTTCGTAGACAAAAAGATATATTAGTTGCAGATTCTGTTTTGGAACTATTTCGTAAAAGGCAAAATATAGAAAACTTTAATAAGAAAGCTTTATATATTATGATTCGTGAAATGACAGGTTCTAATACTCAACATATTACAAGGGTAATAAACCAAATGAAAAAACATTATTATAATATGATGATGGAATTTTCAACAACAGGTGATATAGATACATCAAATACAGGGAGTATATTTTAATGATTTTAGATAATTTATGGTTTTATTTTCATTGTGTATTAGCAGTAATAATATTATATAAAGACCACAATGGAACATTAGAAGAATCTTTGGATAATTTTGAGAAGAGGGTTGGGTTATATACATATGTAGATACAACTGATACAGAAGAAGTTCCATATTATATACCACCTACACCAGTAGATAGTACATTTATATTACCACCACATTTACAAAAAACAAAGGCCGATTCGTCTAGTGGTTAGGACTCATGGTTTTCATCCATGCAACAGGAGTTCGATTCTCCTATCGGCTACGGGGCTGTAGCTCAGTTGGGAGAGCGCCTCCCTTGCACGGAGGAGGTCGCAGGTTCGACTCCTGTCAGCTCCACCCAATAAAAAAAGGGGATCTTTTCAGATCCCCTTTTTACATGCTCGATAGTGTAGGACTATCAAACTATTTCGTACCTACTTACGAAATAAACCCACCAACACCAACAAGGCGACGAGTCCAGCGAATCCCGACTCGCCGAAACTGTTTATGATGGATGTCAGGTTACCTATAACGTTGACACCAAAGATACCAGTTCCAAATATTACTTCAGAAACAGCACCTATAGCAACAAAAGATAATAATAGATAAGCTAAGTCATCTACATATCCTTTGACCATTGTTATGATTTCCTTCATGGTTATCTCCCGTTAGTTAGAAACAAAAAGGTCTCCCAGTTAACATATTTCGCAACCAAGAAACCTTCAATAATAATTATTATGTTAATAAATAATAAATTTCAATATATATTTATATATCGGAGTTTTTAGGTTATACTATATTTATAGTTGAGTAATAACATTTAAGGTGAATTATGGCCATAGATTATGAAATCTTTGATGGTAAATCATTATCATCATTATTTAAAGACATTTACGATAATACAGAATATAATAGAAAACAACTTGACGTGTTGACTAAAGAATTAGTTCAATTTATTAAGGATGGAGATACTGCTGTACAGATAGTACCAATGATAAAAGAGTATCTTGAAATTAATGTTAAGAATGACGATCAACTTGTTAAGATGGCTGGTATCGTACAACGACTTATTTCTGCTGAAAGTAAAGCAGGTTCTGAAGATGAATATGGTTTATCTGAGGAAGAAAAACAACAACTAATGGGAAGTCTTGAAGATAGTATTAAAGAGATACAAGCTGAATCTGATAAAATTCATAGTAAAATAGAAACAACAGTAAAGGTAGATTAGTGAGTTATAAAGAACCATCTAATACTTCAAGTGGAGCTATTACACTTCCAACAGGATTACCAACTTATGCAAAAATAAGTGAACTAATAAAAAAGATTGTTAATGCATCACAATATGACTACCACGAATCAGAAGCTTTCGTTGTAGAAGATGTAATATTAAATGACCCTATAAATCATGGTGGAGTACGAGGGTATTTTATTAATAATCGTAATCAAGATATAAAAGGTACAGATTCTATAGTAAGACCATTATTTCCTCATATTAGTAATATACCTGTAAAAGGTGAGCATGTAGTTGTTACAGAATATAATGGACAACATTACTATACTTCTATAATAAACAGAAAGAATTCACCAAATGAAAATTCTATTCCTATTGGTTTAGCAGAAGGTACTAGATATGGTAAAACATTTGAACGGAAAGATGTTAGAAGAGTTGAAGTAAATGAAGGTGATATTGTTTATGAAGGTAGATTTGGTAATTCTATAAAGTTAGGATGTAACAACACAAATAATTCACCAGTTATTAAAATAAGAGCTGGACAACAAACACCTCCGAGAGAAAAAAATGTTTTAGTAAAAGAAAGTATAGATAATGATGCTTCATCTATTTATTTAATATCGGATGGATTATCTGGTGAAACTCTTGAAGATGAACAAGTTACAGGTAAAAAAATACTAATAAAAAGTGATGGTATATTTATTAATGGAAGACAAGATATAAAATTAAATTCAAACAAAGTATTGATTGGTAATGATGCAGATCAATCGGTAGTAAGAGGTGAAGATTTGAAAAAATTTTTAAATGATTTATTAACAGATTTAGATACAGCTTTTACATCTGCTATGGGAGCCATTACACCAGCTGGTGTAGTTGTTACTGGAGGTGCTGCAGCACCAGCTCCATATAAAGCAGTTATACAAACAATAAAAGCAAAACTAAATCAAAGTTCAATGTTAAGTAAAAAAATTAAAACAGTATAGGAGTTATTATGACTAAAAAAGAACTTGTTAAAATAATACAAGAAGCAGTTCGTAGAGAGGTTAAAAAAGAAGTAGGAAAGATATTTATAAAAGAGGAATCTTCAAGTAAATTATCTGATATTATTCCAGAAGCTTCCGAACCAAAAGAAGAAAAACAATATACAAAAAACGAAGCTTTAAATAAAGTTTTAAATGAAACAGTTGGTTTAACTAAATCAGAAAAACAATCTGATGAATATCCAACACTAGGCGGTGGAACTTTTGACACATCACGTATGAGTGAACTTATGGGTTATGGTAAATCAGAGGAAGTTAAAAGAGATATGGTAGCTGTAGATACACTTCAAAAAGCAGGTAAATCAGTTGGTGATGTACCAGACCATGTAACAAATGCTTTAACACGAGATTATAGTAAATTAATGAATAAAATGAATGAAAAGAGATAATAAATGTCGGCGTTAGAAACAGATTTAAATCCGAATACATATATTGGACTTTCATTTCCATTAAGGAGAGATAAGTTAAATGATTTTGCAATGACTAAGAATTCATTACAACAATCAAGACATAATATAAAAAATTTGTTATTAACATATCCTGGTGAAAGAGTTGGTCAACCAGAATTTGGTAGTAAACTACGAGAACTATGTTTTGAACAAATCGATGAGAACTTACCTGAACGAATAGAAGAAGAAGTCAGAAGATCAGTTTCTATTTGGTTACCTTATATTAATATTACAGAAGTACAAACTTTAATTGAAGAAGGTGATAAAAATAAAATTTTTGTAAGAATATCATATTCAACAACTTTAAATCCTCAGACACAAGAACAAATAACTTTAGACGCATCATATACGGCTACTGTATATTAATAGGAAATTTATATGGCACGAACAACTGTAAAAAAGAATGTAGTAAAACAAGTCAATTATCTTAATAAAGATTTTAATGATTTTAGAGATAATTTAATTGAGTTTGCTAAAGTATATTTTCCAAACACTTATAATGACTTTAATGAAGCGTCGCCTGGTATGATGTTTATAGAAATGGCAGCATATGTTGGTGATGTACTTTCATATTATATTGATTCTTCATTTAGAGAATCTTTATTAGCATATGCTGAAGAAAAAAGAAATGTGTATAATATAGCACAGTCATTTGGATATAAACCAAAAGTTACTTCACCAGCATCAGTTGTATTAGATGTATACCAAACTGTACCTGCTTTAAATCAACAACCAGATTACAGATATGCACTTAATGTTAAAGCTGGAACAACTGTAACATCTGCAGCTACTGATACAACATTTAGATTATTAGAAGATTGTAATTTTAATTTTTCAAGTTCTTTTGATTCAAGAGAAGTAACTGTATTTGAAACAGATAGTGGTGCACCAACAAAATTTTTATTTAAGAAAAAAGTAAAAGCTGAAAGTGGAAATATAAATACAGAATATATTTCATTTGGAACTGCGGAAAAATATTCACAAATTAAATTAGCTAATGCTAAAGTTATAGAAATAATTTCAGTTACAGATAGTGATGGAAATAAATGGCATGAAGTAGATTCTTTAGCAAGAGATACTATCTTTGAAGATATGGAAAATAATTCGTCAAATTCTCCTGATTCAGTAGGTGATAGAGAATCAGTTCCATATCTTTTAAAATTGAAAAAAGCTTCTCGAAGATTTACAACATATATAAATCAGAATGATGAAACAGTATTACGATTTGGAGCGGGTATATCAGATAATCCTGATGAAGAGATTGTTCCAAACCCTGATATGGTTGGTTCTAATTTACCTGGTAGTCCATCTAAGTTAACAACAGCTTTCGATCCAAGTAACTTTTTAAAAACAAAAGCGTTTGGACAAGCTCCATCTAATACAACTCTTACAATTAAATATTCTTATGGTGGTGGTGTTGATGACAATGTTAATTCAGGTGATATAACTAATATAGGAAGTATTAGTTATGGGATTCAAGATAGTTTATTATCTGCAGCGTTAGTTCAAGAATCTAAAGACTCTGTAGAAATTACAAATTCTAAACCAGCAACTGGTGGTTCAGGTGGACAGACAATTAGGGAAGTTCGTGAAAGTGCATTAGCATATTATCAAGCTCAACAAAGGGCGGTAACTAAAGAAGATTATATAGTTAGAGCATATTCATTACCACCTAAATATGGTAACATAGCTAAAGTGCATATGGTTCAAGATGACCAATTAAGTAAGTCAACAGATGTTGATGATTTAGGTAAAAAGGTTACTCAAGAAGATGTTGATGCTGGAAAGACAATTCGTGATTTACAAGTTAGAATACCTAATCCTCTTGCTATGAATATGTACACTCTTGGATTTAATAGTAGTAAAAATTTAATAAATATAAATCAAACAACTAAAGAAAATTTAAAGACTTATCTTAATCAATATAGATTGGTTACTGATGCTGTAAATATTAAAGATGCATATATTATTAATATAGCAGTTAATTTTGCAATTTTAACAAAAGTTGGATTTAATAAAAATGATGTATTACTCAGATGTGTATCTAAAGTAAAAGATTTCTTTGATATCGATAGATGGCAAATTGGACAACCTATAATACTATCAGATATAGCATATGAGATATCCTTAGTTGAAGGTGTATCTTCAGTAGTTCCACCATTAGAAAATAATCCAAATAATTTACCAATAGTAATTGAAAATAAGTATAAATTAGCAGAAGGTTATTCTGGAAATTTTTATGATATAAAAAGTGGTTTGATTGATGGTGTACTTTATCCAGCATTAGACCCAAGTATTTTTGAAGTTAAAAAACCTAACGCAGATATTAAAGGTAAAGTTGTTGGTGATAACTTAGGAACGGGAGAATAAGTAAATGCATTATTTTATATTCGCAGATAAAGATACAACAATTTACCAAGCAAGTAGTAGTATGAATGCTGGATTGGATGAAGTATTAGAGATTAGAAAAGATGTAAGTGATACTGGAGC